TCATCTTTTTGTACTACTTTAAAAGTGCCATCAGGCATTTCTTTTCTTTTGTAAACGAAAGTATGTGTGGTTTTATAATTAAAATATAGTAATGTACAAGTGTCTCTATAAAACAAAGAGTTTTCATAATACTGTGCATTGTTATAATAATTATACCATGACTGACTATACTTTGCAATTTCCTGCATATCTTCATTTGTAATATCAGGATTTATTTTTACAAGTTCAGCCATAGGTATAGTTTTCAATTCACCCCAATAAAAACAATCTTTGAAATAAGGGTCTTCAGTATAACTATAAACTACATTAGCTGGGTCAACATAATTAATTTCTATACCTTGACCAGGCAAAAACTGATGTTTAGTCATACCCACACCAATAGTCATAATATCATAATCAACTCTTTTACGAATATCTTGATAATGATTTTGATTTAATACTGTATCTATAGCCTCTTCAGCTGCAATCTCCACAGCAGGTTTATATTTCATTTGCATGAACAATTCCAGCTCTTCATCGTTTTCTGGTAAATCATCCTCAGCGGTTTGAAATACATTGAGCTCAAAGTCCTCTTCTATTTGTTGAAATAAAGGACGAGCAATCATTTCACCTTCTACTTTCTTTTGAAACGCATCTCTTTTTTCAGCAGACATTGCGTCTTCCGCAAAAGCGTTTACTTTAAATAGTCTATCATTTAAACCATTTACAACTATGTCTACAAATTTTGGAATTATTGGAACTGGTGTCCAATCTAAATTAAGGTAAGATAAATCACCATCAATGGCAATCTCATTTTTATACTTTTGTACAGACTGCTCACCCCTTGCGTATAATCGTAATCTATTGAATTCAGCCCACTGATTTAAATACCTACAGGAGCCATTATCTTTTCTAAACCACTCGTATTGAATTGCCTGCCCAACTTGCAGTCCATACTCAGCAGTATCTTTTTGAGCATCAGTGGCAAATTCATCTGGGAATGCAGCTGCTTTTAAGTTAATTTCTACTTGTTTCATTTATTAATAATTCGACTAACTTTTTCGCTGTTGTTATATCTTGCAAAGTTAATGCTAATTTTTGTCTTTTCTTTAGTCGGTGTATATAAGTGTTTTTGGTTAGCCATTATAGCTAAACCAGAACTTATAGAAGCGTCAAACTTAGTTCTATTACTAATATCAAACTTAGCCCAATCTTCAAGTGTTCGTTGAAAATACATACTACCCATATCACCTTCTGTCCTATACACGCCATCCAAATCAATTCCTATATTCTTTTCAATATATGATTCAATAGCAGATGCGTGTGATTGTTTTACATCCTCTGACGTGTTTGGTATACCCCCTAACTCTCTTTCAGTTTTAGAAAGTTTATTAAACGTTTTGTCAGGTCTGTTTAAACAAAACCCTCGATATCCTCTATTTTTAAAATGATATAACAATCGAGGTTTATTATTTTCACATAATATAGGCATGCCATAAAAAACACATGCCATCAATACTTCCTCAAAAAATATTTCAGCTGTTTGTGGTCTTGCTATGTATTCCAAAAAAAAATGACTACTTGGAATTTCTTCCATACTAAACTTAGTTAAACCGTGTAAAGAGCCATTAGAACCTTTACCTACTACAACACCTGATATATCATAAGAGTCGCAACCAAATGAGCCTAAATGTTCATTGCCAGGAAAGAACCTATTATTCTTTCTAATAACGTTGTTTTGAAGAGAGCGTTTAGGAATGTAAGTTACAAAAAATCTTCCTCTTTTATTTGGAGTCCACACAACATTGGTATCTTTAATTCCATTTTCCCAACTAAAAGAACCTTGAGTTATAAAATGTTCTTTAATTATACTATCATTGTAATCAATCTGTTGATAAATTTTAGTTAGATTAAATATTGATTGTTTACTTTCATCTCTGAAAGCATGTGACTCTGAGCGAGGAAATTGCCTGTAGTATTCATTAAGTGCATCTGGGTCATTTTTCAAAGATATTACTTCGTTTTCCCAATAATTAACTGCACCTTGGTATATAGCTTCATCATCTATGCCTACTACCTCTTGACTCGGTGTGTTGAGAACAGGCATTCCATATCTATCTATAAAACCTTCCATGTTCCACTCCATAGGTACAAATAAAGAATACAACCCGCTTTTTGTCTGTCCATTTGCATTTCTTTTAGTACAATCAGAATCATTATATAAGCTTTTAAAATTTCTTCCTCCTTTATCTAAAGCATTTGATGTTGAGCCCATCATACATTTACCAATAATTTTACTACCTAATCTTAAACAAGTTTTTGTAACCCTCCAGTTATTTAATATGTTTTCAGGTTTTTCCCATTTACCACTTTCATCATGTATTAATAGTTGTAACTTCTCACCATCATAACTATTATCAGAAGTATTCTTCCAATCTATAGTAGTATCCAGACCTTCTAAAACTTCTTCTTCAATATTAAACATATTTTTCTTTGTAATTTTTGAAGCTGGCACTCTATAAGCTAATTCAGTTTTTGGCTTATCCATACCATCTTGTATTGGTTTAAAAAAGAATGGATAATTGTTTGATATAGGAACTATTTTATCTGTAAACATTTTTTTTGCATCTGCTCCAGTTTTTGATAAAATTCCTATTCTGGCATTTTTAGTTATAGTGCCCGTATTTACACCTTCACAAGAACTCATAAATGAAAAACCAGAACGCCTAATTTTTAAATAACACATTCCGAAACTTCTATTGTCAGCTTTACATGCTTCCCAAAATAAATAAAATATTCTATTAGCTTCTCTATAATCAGGATGTCCAACATCAATTTTAGTCCACTGTAAATACATATAATGAGTGCCAGTGATATATGTAGGTTTACCATTATTCATAAACCAAAATCCTTCTTCTCTTCTATTAAATTCTTCTTCAATGTAATCAACCCATTGATTTTTAAATGATGAGGGTGCTTCGTGCCATTGAAATATAGATGATATTCTTTTTAAAACAGCAGGTATTTCTGAAACCTGCCAATATTGCTCCTCCTTTTTGTCAGACCGTTTAAACACTTTCTTGGGCGTAGCAGGTAAAGCTATTCTTAAACCTGAAACATGTATAATATCTCCAATAGTTCCGTTCTTAGATATTATAATAACATCATACTTATCATTATAACCATACCTCCAAGTTCTTGCTTTGTTTTTGCGAGACAATATGTTAGCAGGAATTAATCCTTTACATAAATTAGAAATATTATTTTGATTTACGTTCTGCAAAGCCTTTTGGTAAATTATTAGTTTTTATTTCTTTTCCCTCCAACTTATCTCTTTCTTCATCTATTCGTTTAAGTATTTCAAAAGCATCAAATATAGCAAGCTTTTTTGTTGCGGCAGCATTTTTAAGTCTATCTGCTGCTAACTCATCATCTGGGTCTGGCTTTATAATTTTTTCTTTTGCAACATCGATTAATTCTTTAACAGCTTTTTCTCCAGCTTGTATAATCTGTAATTTAATTGCTTTCGTGTCCATCTTTTAAAGTTATATTATTAGTATACATTCTGTATAGTTTTTCGTCGTCTATTTTAAATTCATACTCACTGTTAGGTTGAAATGATATTTTATCACCAGGCAATATGTTTAAACGTTCTAATTGTTTATTGCCGTATTTTAATATGCCCCAAAGTGGTTCTTCATTTTCAGCTACATCTATGTATTTTTTTTTGATAGGTATAGGTTTTACAAAACAATACTTGTCATGACTATACCACTTACCATTTTGTTTATACATATAAAATTGATAATCATCAACTAAAAACAAATCATCTATAATCCAACTTCTACCACTTTTTTGTCTTCCATAAATATCGTTATAATATTTAAAAACATTATGGTGAACAACAAGAGTATCACCTTTTTTAATTTTTCCTTTGTAATTAATTGGAATATTTACTACAGTAGCAAAGCGTGTAGAAACAGTATGGTCTTCTTCAGATGTACTAATAAAAAACTTTTTTTCACCATAATATTTTATATTATCATAACGCCTATCGTTGTAGGGTTTTACAATAAAACAAAAAGGTGATTGCATTAAAAATTAATATTATATTCCAAAGAAATAGGAAGGGTGTTTTTAAATTCTTTCCAAAGTAAAATTTCTTTTTTTTGAATAATCCAAATTTTATAGGAATCTAATTCGTGGTCGTGCTGTATTAAATGAATTTGGTAGTTACCGCCTAAAACGTCCTGCCCTACTATGTAGTGCATTGCTCCAGACTTATAGTCTGCACCTATAGAAATCTTACGTATGTCCATTTAATTAAAATGATGTGCCCACATTCAAGACACGGTAGAATATATTAAAATACATTGTACCATTACCTTGCGTTGGATTTGCAGCTGTTTCTAAAGTAACAGCAGTATTTTGTTCAATTACTTTTGTAGTTGCACCTGTTTCTATTTTACTAACTAAATCTGTAGCAAAATTAGCTGATTGTGCAGTTAATGTTCCAAAAGTTGTCGCACCAATCTTTACTTCTAAATTATTACCAAAATCAAATTGTGTTGTGCCTGCGTCTAAATACTGAGATATACTTATTATATCAATTACTTTGTTTGCTCCAGGAGCAGCTATCAGTGTTATTGAAGTGTTTCCTAAAGTTAATAATGAACCAGTATTTACAGTTACTTGAGCAACAAGGGTGTCTATCCCAAAAAGATTTTGTATCTGTGCAATAGTTGCAGTTTTAGTTTTTAACTCATTTTCTGCATCTGTCAGCACTAAATAATCTTCCGAATCTAAATTAGATATTGAGGGATATGCCGCTGTGTTACTTATCTTTGCCATCTGGTGTTTCTTTTTCTGGTTCTTTTACATCTCCAGTCCTTAAATCAATTACTGCGTTCTCGCCATAAGATTTTATAAGTTCTTTTTCTAACTCTCCAAATTGATTTTGAACTAAGTCTAAATTAGGAACTTTTTTTACTAATGCTACAAAAGCATCTGCTATCTCAATCTTAGTTTGTAAAAACTGTTGATTTAATTCTTGAACTTTTTTTAATTCTTCGTCTTTTAATTTTGCCATTACATTTTATTTAATTATTATACATTCACAAATATAGTAAATTTTAACTTACTGTTATATCTACATTATTTGTAAGTCCTGCGGTTACATTCATTTGAATATATTCTATTCTAATATACCAATCCATTGTTGCATTGTTTATATTTCCATTAGTTCTAAATCTTAATGGCTTGTTGTCAAGCTTCCATCTAACATTAGGATTTTCATTTATAGTTGGTAATGGAACAGGTCTGCCCCAGAACCACGTATCAGATGCACTGCAAACACCACCCGCTATAACTGCTATATTTTTTCTTTCGCTAAGATTGCATGCTGGGTCTGATTCACAAAAATAAAATGTTGCTCCAACATTAGTACCACTTGTCCATCCCGTTCCTGCACTACCTGGCCCTCTATATATAAAAAGTTGAGTAGGCCAAATTATATTATTAGTTCCTTGAGCAGGAATAAGTATTTTACCAGCGTTTGTAAATGAATCATTTAAAGCGGCTGCTGTTAATTTAATTGTAACTACTCGTTTTGCTTGAACCACTTTTCCTCCATCGCCAAAAGCTGCAATAAATTTTGGTTGATTTTCAGAGCTTGTAATTCCAAAGTAATTTCCTTGAGAACCTGAACCTGACTCTCCATAATTACCAAACTTAACAAACTGACCACCAGAACCACCGTTTACAAATAGATTTTGCTCAGACGTGTCTCCAACATTTAATTGGTTTCTAACTCTTATTGTACCATTTACATCAAACGCAGCTCCTGGGTTTGAGGTTCTAAACCCTACTTTTCTGTTGTCTGTATCTATATAAAGTGTTTCTTGTCCTGAACCGTTACTACCTATTTTAACAAGACTTCCAGTATCAGTTATTTCAGAATTACCAATAGCTGAACTACTTGTCCATTTTGATAATGTGTTAGAAGTTCCTGTCCCTGTTACTGTTCCAGTACCTGCACCAATATCGTCTCTTACTTGTGCTACGGTTCTTGTTTTTATAGTAGTACCATCCACTGTTAAATAAGTGGAAGGTGAAGATGTCATTGCACTTAATATACCGATGTGTATTCCAGAATCTGAAAATGCTACTACTTCTGAGCCGCCAGCAGATATATTTACTTGGTCAGAAGCTTCACTATATATTCCAGTATTAGTGTCTCCAGCTCCAGTTCCGCTTCTCTTTCCGAAATTTAAACCTGGTTTAGTTTGTGTACCTGGTGAAATTTGTAAATTAGAAACATTTGCAGTACCAGAACCTTCAAACTCTGCAACAGTTACTCCACCATCATTTTGTATACTAAAAGGAAAACTTGCAGTGCTTTTTAGAAAAGTACCACTATTAGATTCAAAAAATCTTCCATTTGTTAAAGAGCTTGAACCATTCCAGATTGCATTCCTCCCTGATGTTCCTGAGCCTGTAACTGTACCACCACTACTTGGTGAACTATTTGTTATCGTAAAGTTTGGATATGTACCCGTTATTGTTATACCTGTGCCTGCTGTTAAAGCAACTGTTTGGTCGGGAGCTGAATTAGTTACCGTTATACTTCCTGAACCTGTAATTGGTGAACCAGAAACTGATATACCTGTGCCAGGAGTAATTCCTACACTGGTAACTGTACCAGTATTTGTAGTTGCAGATGTATTTATAGTTACAGTGTTTCCAGAACGAACTGTAGTTATGTTAGTGCCACCAGCAATATCTACAGTTTCTGCATCATCAATCGTTGCTGTACCACCACTATCGGCAGTAAGTTTCCAGGTTGACATTGTTCCTAATCCCGCTACTGCATTATCTATTGCTGTTTGTATTTGTGTTCCTGTTGCTAATTTTGATGAACCACTGCTTACCGCAGCTGTATTAACACCAATCGTTGGGGTGGTTCCTCCTGACGAAGTTATTGGTGCTGTTGCACCTACACTGGTAACAGTACCTTGTGGAACACCTGCAACTTGAGTATCTACATAATTTTTACTTGCGGCATCAGTGCCTGCTGTTACTGTATCTATACCTTGTATACGTCCTGTACCACTTAGTGTTATATCACCACCAGTAACTGTTAAATCACTTGCTATAGTTGCATTACCAGCTTCATTAACTCTAAATAAAAAACTATTACCTCCGTTTAGTACTTCAAACTTAGAACCGCTCGTGTCATTATTTGCATCAACCTTTATTATTACATCTGCATCAGATTGTATTTGACCAGTTAATTTTATGTTTTCATCAGTCGTTGTATCGGCTAAAAATCGTATTGCCATATTAAATTAAATTATGACACCTTTGTAATCAATATTCTTATTGCATCTGCAGCAGGAGCTGTAGTAAAGTCTACTGTTACCTGTCCAACTTGGTTTCTTGTTACATCTGCATAAACGGTGTCGAAAGTTGTATTATCATAAAGCTGAACCATTACATCTCTTGTACCCAGTCCATGGTTTACTGTTATAGAAGTAGCCCCACCAATATCATCTGAATATTGCTCATTTGCCGCTATACAGGTGCTTACTGCAGTACAGAAATCACTTACCTGTGATGCTGTAATGTTAATCGCTTGGTCACTTAACGAAGTTAATAAACCTTTTGCAGTTACGGTAGCAGAAAGCGACCTATTTGCACTACCATAAGAACCCGCTGATACACCAGTATTATCTAATGTAACAAATCCATTTGCAGTTACACCGAAGTTACCACTGTCAAATCCTGCTACACCTTTTTTGGTTACTGCATCTGATGCTCCTTCACCTGCTATGTTTTCGTCTTGAATAACTACTGTATATTTTGTTACAGCTGGGTTTGAGTTTGCTGCAATATCATCATTAGCATAAATCATATCGCCTGGCTCCAGAGTTTCTGAGAAGAATGCAGTACCTGCAACCGTTACAGCGAAGAAGTCACCTTTATCTAAAGCTATATTAGCTGCTCCATCTAAAGAACCATTCGTTGAAAGGTCTACAGTTTGACCTGTAGTCGCATTATATCCTCCTTGGAATAAACCTACTCCAGCCGCTATTGATTGAACTTGTGCTAAATTAACACCGTCTGTTGCATTAAATCCTGTTGCTACATCTAATAGTTTATTTCCTCCAAAGTCTACATCTGCTTCTGCATCACCCCATTGGTCTAAATGTATATCATCTGGAGTAATTTTAGCATTACCACTTGCGTTACTATCAAAAAATACTAATGAATCGTTATCACCATCTATTGTAGAATTTGTAGTAATTTCATTTAAATCAAGCTTTACAGTTACCGTTCTTCCTGATTCGGAAGTATCAATACCTGCGTTTACTCCTGTGCCTGAACCAGCTATTGTGACTGTTTGGCCATTAGAAACTGCACTTGAACCAGAGTCACCTGCTATAGTCCATGATGACATTGAACCAGTACCTCCAGTATATGCTATTGTTACTTGTCCACTACCATTGTTTGTAGTAGATATATTTGAGCCAGCTGCTATAGTTATAGTGTCTTGGTCTGTAATTGTTGAATTACTACCAGTTGAAGCGGCTAATGTTATACTGTTAAATGGTAAAGAGTTTGTAATTGTTAAATCATCAGTTGCTGATGCAGCTGTAGTAATACCAGTGCCTCCAATAAATGTAGCTGTATCACCATCTGTAACAGTTTGAGTACCACTATCACCTGCAAGTGTCCAAGAGCTCATTGTTCCTGCACCACCGTTAGATGCTGCAGTAATTCTACCTTGAGCATCTACAGTAATATCTGCAGATGTATATGAGCCTGCAGTTACTGCAGTGTTATCTAAAGATAATGTTACTGTTCTTGTTCCACCTACACTACCAGAAATACCTGTACCTCCTACTATATCGACAGTTTGTCCATTCGTTACACTTTGGTCGGTACCTGTTGTAGAACCAATCTTCCAGCTTGACATCGAACCAGAAGAACCGCTACTTGCGGCTGTAATTCTACCTTGCTGGTCTACTGTTATACTTGCTAATGTGTATGAACCTGGAGTTACTGCGGTGTCATCTAAGTTAATTTTTAAGGTGTCAGTGTTACTTGAGACAGTAGAAATAGCTGTACCTCCTCCCAATGTAACATTATTACCTGAAGCAACAGTTTGTGTAGCACCTGTATCTCCCTCAAAACTCCATGAATAATTTTCTGCTGCTGGGAAAGTAATTGTTTGTAGGTCTATCGCAGTAACGTGACCTTCAGAAGAAGTTGAAACTGTGTTTACTACATCTACTGTTCCACCATAACCAGGTGAAGCTGAACTTGTAGTATCATTTCTTGAAACGGCAGCATGATTAATAGTTAAAGTATCTGTTGCACTGGCTACTGTATTAATTACATCGCCTCCAGCAAACGTAGCTGTATTACCAGAATCTATAGCTTGTGCAGAACCTGAGTCACCAGCAAGTTCCCATCCCGAATAACCACTTGCAGTTGCTGTAATTGTTACTCCACCAGAGCCATTACCAACCGTAGTTATACCAGAACCTGCAATTAGTGTTACAGTATCTCCATTGGAAATAGTTGAACTACTACCTGATGAGCCAGCTAAAGTAAAACTACTCATTGTTCCAGCTCCTATATCACTTCTTATTTCACTTTTGGACCTTCTTTCAATTAATCCTGATGTAGAGACCAATATACCATCATAGGTGTTTGTGCCCCTTGCGTTTATTGTTGCGGTAACCGTACCGTCTATATTAAGTGCGTTTAAAAATCTTATTGCCATTTCTTATAAATTTTTTTTAATTAAAAACTGCTTTGCCCGTGAAATTACTTGTAAAGTCTAATTGTACTCGGTCAACATCTAAATATGTTACCACACATTCTACTTCTTCTGTCGGGTTATTTGACCCGTCAACTAAAGTAACGCTCACTGCTGGGAACTTGTTTAAACTATGAGTTACAATATAACTGGAGTTTCCAGTTAGTAATGTACTTACTTCATTCTTATCTCCGCTGCTCCCAACATATTGTAGCAAAGATATAAAATAATCTTTTTTGTCTGTTAAGCCCCCATTGCCTGCTATGTATGTTAAATTAATATCATAAAATGTTCCTTGCTTCAGTGCGGCAGAATCCCATTTATATATTGCCCACTGTGTTATATCGTCTGCTTGAGTTATTAATACATCGGAACCAGTTAAGGGTGCGGTGTACCATGTTGAAACATCTATAAGTAATCCTCCTTGATTTTCTGCATAAGCACTTAAAACAAAAGTTGAAATTCCAGAAAACGGAACATTAAAAGCTCCACCATTAGTAAATGTAATAGATTCATCTGGTCTTGGAAAACCTATTGTAGGATTTATCATGTCGTACTGATATCTTAACAGTTGAGATTCTGAGGCTTTTTTGTTTATAAAATTAGCCACGTCTTGAGCAGTAAAATTTTTGGTTTGAAAATTATTTTGAGAATCCGAACCAATCCATTTATCTGCACCAACGACGTTAGTGTCCTTTACGTATGTGGATATTTTAGCCATTTATCTATTTTATTGATTTACCCTTTTCGTAGGACCTGCCTCCAAAATATGCTGCTACAATAGTTATAAGCAAAAGTTGGAGTAAATCTTTCCATTTATCATCTACTGCAAAGTTAATAAATCCTGAATCAATAAAGATAAGCACAACCGTGCTGACCAATACAAAAATTAAACTTAAAGGTCTTACTGTTTTTGACAGTTTATTATCTGAAGCCATGTCGGCTTTCCATCTCTCTGTAACATTTTTTTGTTGAGCTGCTTCTGCATCAATAAATATTTGTGTCATCTCTTTTTCAAAAGCTGCTTTTTCATCTTTTGTTATAACAAATTTATCAACTACTGAGCTGAGTTTATCCGCTACCCCTCCCGCAGCATTACCAAATAATTTAGCTAATATATCTTTCATATTACTTTATATTTTGTTTTACCATTATCTTTATAAGCTTGTAAACATCTGTTTCTATTTTCTTGTGCATCTACATAAGATACATGTACCCAAGACGGGTTCTTATCATCTCCAAACTCCCATATTAGTTGGTCAAAATCTAAATTTTCTTTTATATATTTATACATTTCTGCATTAGATTTATATCCATATACATCATCAATATCCATAGCTTGTCCTTTACAATGTTGACTTGTTGTACTACCACCTATAGCTTTGTTTAGTTTAGGTGACCTAAAGAAAGATGTTATTTTAATAGGACCACCAACATAACTTCTTAAAGGCTGAAATATCATTTCTGCAATACTCATCATATTAGCTATTTGTTCAGCATTAGGCTCATTTTTTATATCAAATCGTTTTGCTGTGTTTGAATGTACAGCTTCTTTATATGTAATGTTTTTACTTATCTTAATCATAATCTAACGTTCAGCCCAACACTGCTGTTATATATTTCTGAATCCCAAAATTTAGTATACTCACCTTCTATAAAAATACCAAGTGTTTTTGTAATTTTCCATCCTACTATCAACCCACCTTGATAGTCGCTCCACTGTTTACCTTTCAGTAAATTGTTGTGGCCCCCGAGCCCCCAGCTATCGCGATGTAAATAACTGAAGTCGACATTACCCTTGAAATATTTATGGTATGGCAAAATCCAGTTAGCATAAGTGTGTAGCCAAAACTTTGATTTGTAGTGATAAAAATCAAAACCAACTATAGGAGCATATTCGGCAAATGCGTCGAGCTCTGCCCACCTTTCTTGATTATAACGGTTCATTAAGTCACCAAAGACCAGGTCTCTAAATTGTCTGTCTGTGTATGCAACTATTTGTCCATTAGGGTCTGTCCAATACCAATCATAAAAATCATTACCATTTTCATCTGTCGAAGAATAGTACCAATCATCATAGCCATACTCAAATCCTAAAGTGTACCAATAGTTGGCTGGATTACCGTCTTCATCTACTTCATTCAACCATAATTCTACAGGATTATATCCAAAAGCTTTTTGATGAGTTCTTGCTATAACACCCGCACTAATACTAAATTTTTTTCCTATAGGAAGTCGAGCTCTAATCTCAGCACTTTGATATTTAAAATCAATATTACCTACCTCTCTTTGCTCTACTTTTACTATATGATAATCACCAGTGTGTCTTAAAAAATATCTTGAATTATTAAACACATCTGACCTTTGTCTTTCTTGTTCCCAATGTAATAAGTATTCAAACCCTTTTACTGCTGCAGTGGGAGCTGACAAAGCTTTTATGTTTTCTGTGCCATCATAATAGTTTTTACCTTTTATTTCATAATCAAATCGTGCAAGTTTGCGAATACCAAAACCTACTCTATAATCAAAAGGATGATAAACAGTCTGGTCCTCCACTCTTGGTATAGCGTATAAATCATCAGGATTAGTTCTAATAAAGTAATCAGGATATTGTGTTTCATAAGCATTACCAATATCTCCTGCTATATATACTGTGGAATATTTAAATATATCTTTATATATATTTTCAAAAAGCTTTTTTACTTTATACTTCTTTACTATTTTGTTTTCAATCTTTTTATCTGAACTAATTACTTGTGCAGATACCTGAAAAGTTAATATTATAAATAATACTGCTATTAATTGTTTCATGTCTAAAATTTACTTTCTATAATTTTTTCAATCTTCTCTTCAATTAATTCGATTGTATTTTCTGGCAGTTTTAAAGAGATACCACTCTCCACTCTAATTACTTCATCACCATTGTGATAAAGTATTATAGTAGGAAGGTATTTGATTTTTTCATTATCAAATACTTTTTTTCTTTCTGTAATATTAAATGTGTAAGTATTGTGTTGTTTAAACGGCTTCAGCGAAATCTCTGATTCCTTTGTAAATGGCGCACTAAATTGTACTATTGATATTTCCTCTTTGAAGTCTTGAGAAAAAATCAACGTGGGAAGTAACATTAATACTATACATAGTCTCATTTTTTTCTACTTATTTCGTAGAGTCTTTCGTCCATTTTTTCTAAAGAATTTTTTATTTCATTTACATCCTCTTTTACTGTCATGACATCTGACTCTATTTTTTCAATGGTAGACCTCACAAGCTCATCTTTATATTGAAATTCAATAGCGTTAACTTCTGGTTTTGGAAGTTCCATTGCTGTTTGAATTTGGGCTTGGAGAGTATAATACATGCCAATGAGTGATGCGAAACCTATAGCCATAGCTACCATTTCTTTTAGTGATAAAGTAAATTTACTTTCAGCTGATAGGTTTTTTTCTGAACTCATTATTCTACATATATATAATTAAAAGTTATATTATTTCCCGCTGTGCTTGTTTGAGTATATTCCATTTTATTTTAAATTTTAGATAATTTTTTTTGAATTGCTTTAAGTTTTCTGTTTTGGTCTTTATTTATTCTTCTTCTTTTTCTACTGGAACCAGTCTGATGATACATTATCTCAGCATTAGTAATCATTTGTTTTTTTCTATTAATAGCTTTTTTCTTTCTGGCTACTTTCCTTTTTGAAAGCATAGGCTTTTGTACCCTTCCAACTGCTTGTAATTTTTCTTTATCAACTTTAGGTTTTTGTCTTTTAGATTTTAAACCTTTAATTCCTTGAATAAGTCCAATAGCACTACCAGCTAAACCTAATACCCCTCCAGCTGTTCCCACAGCCTTACCAAACTTTCCTGCAGCTCCAGCTGCAGCTCCAGCTGCTGACGCATCAGCGGCTTTTGGTTTCTTCATAGACATCTTTAGTCTATTCATTCTTGATGACTTATGAAGTTTACTCATTTTAGGTTTTATTAATTTATCAATCTTAGCTGCCTGACCTTTGTGCAAAGCAGATGCTTTTTTTAATTCGCCAGATATTTTTTTTAATTGTTTTTTCATACTACCAGATTGCTATACATACTTGATTTAAAATAGAAGCACTACTTCCATTTACTCGTAATTTTTTTACTTGAACAGGTAGGTAGTTTCCTACTTTAAAATTTTTAAATGTTACAGTGTTAGGAGATTGTACTGAACCAGTAACAGTATCTACACACACATCTACATACTCATCTGCAACTCCAGATATGGTAGCAGTGGACCCAATGTATAGTAAGCATCCTGAAGATGATTCTATTCTTTGTTCAAATATTGGTCCACCTTGAAATACTATATAAGTATCGTTGGGAGAGTTTTGAAAAATATCTGCACTAAGCTTTATTATAGTTGAGCTATTAAGTGCTGTCACTGTTGCAATAGTTCCTGTTGCTGTATTATATACAATATCACCAATAACAACATTTGAAAAGTCAGCACCTACATCGACAAGTTCGTTAGCACTATTTGCTGTATTATTTCCTGTTAGTTGTGGACAGCCAGGATAAGGAATTGGTATTGAATCTGCGGCTATGACAGGAAGTGCCAAGCCAGTGTTTACTGTTATTTTTGGATACGCCATTTTTTTTTATTTTGAGGTTAAAAATCTCTTTATTTTTTGTAAGGAAAAACTCTATTGAGAGTATCCCTACGCTGACCACAACCGCAATCTTCTACTCCTGCAGCTTTTGTGACCTTAGTAACTACATTTTTAATACCAGTAGCTGTGGTAAATTTCTCTATTGTGTCTCCCAAACCTCGGGATTTTTGATTTAACTTCATTTTATTTTTTTTTACAAATACATTCTGCCACAGGGCAGTCGTTAACATTTACTATTAATTTGGATATTAACCAATTCCACTTACATAATAATTTAACCCAACTCTTCTGAATCCAATATCCTAATTTTACTAATAGTTTTCCCATTTACTTTTTTAATTTATTTAAGTCAGGAGGTAGCCTGTCTATTCTTCTTGGTTTATACGGTATCTCTATATGTGATGGAGCCGCTTTTACCTCTACTGGTTTTACCTCTGCAGGTTTTACCTCAACTTTTTTTGTTACTAATTTTTTAGGCTGTACCTTTTTTTTAGGTGCAGCTTTCTTTTTTGCCTTACTCATAGATTTAATTTTATTTTCTTTTACAGCCAAAGTTATTAGCATAATTTGCCATTTCAACAACTTCTTTGGAATACTTTTTTGTACTCTTCATAACCGCTGATGCCGCACTACACGCATCTTTAAAACCGTTTCTTTTAGCCCACTTTGTGAACTTTCCACGATTCTGTTTTTTTATTTGTGGAAAAGCCATATTATTTTCTAATCAATCCACCTAACTTACCTTTCACACTTGAAGGGTAGTGTTTTTCGTATTTCATAGAATGGTCTCCACCATAAGCATGTCCATACATTTTTTTAGACATTGCTTTTGATTCATCTCTTCTGTCTTTAAAAGACTGAGATTTTTTTCCGCGTCTTGCGCCTAAAGACTCATCGAGTCTATCGTTATAACCTTGTGCCATAATTTTAGTTTTTTAAATAATTATAAATACAAATATAGTAATATATTTTTTTAACATCTCCAGCGTCGTCTTGCTGCACATATTCTTTTTTCTGGTGTTTTAGAACAATTAATATTGTGCATTTTCATTTGCCCAAGAGACCTTGAACAATAAGACTTTCTTCTTTTAGCCCTCATCTTGCTGGGCTTTTTTTCTGTAACAGCAGTTTTTAATTTAGAACCAGGATTTGCTCTACGATATGCAGCAACACCTTTCTCAGTCATGCCTGCACCAGCAGATGCTTTACGGAAGTTTCCTCCTTTACCTGTAGTTTTTGCTATATTTTTTGCCATTACGAGTTTCTTACTTTTGCAGCTGGTGTATTAGAAACAAATTGTTTTCCTTTTCTGCCTGCAGCTTTTTTCTTTCGAGCTGTTTTAGCTAATTGTCTTTTTGATAAAGACCTTGCTTTTGCTAAGGGCAAACACCTATCGGGATTTTTTTTATTTTTTGACGTGCCACAGGGGCCTTTTATTTTTCCGTCACGACCTATGCGGACCCAGTTTTGTTCACGCCATTTTTTTAATTCTCCCATTAGTGATGTGCATCTTTTTCCCACGGTAGATTTCTATCGTGAGGATTAATTTTACTATTAGGTATTACTTGTATTGGTGAATAAGGAGATGGTCTATAATAATAATTATTATGGTCAAACCTCATTTCTCCTCTTTTCATTTGATACAAATGGTCAACCTCATGTTTCACAGCTTTTCTTTTCAAAGCAGGAGACATGTCTTTTTCAATATCAATGACACCGTTAGGATTTATTTCTCCTAACGTAAATTTTCCAAGTTTTTTTTCTTTTACAATATAATCACCTGTCGAATACTTATCACTGAAATCTAAAACTTGCCCTAAAGTTTTAAGCTTAAATCCCATTACTTCTTTTTCATTGACATTTTAGCTTTTTTCTTCATAGCCATTTTAGGTTTTTTATATGAAGCACTTACTTTAGCTTCTCCAGCTTTTCTTACCTTTTTAATTATAGCTTTTCTTTTTGCTAAACCTTTTTTGTTTACTGGCTTTTTCTTTACATTCTTTTTTCTTGCTTCGGTTAAAGACAGCTTAGGTTTTTTTGATTTCAAAAATGCTCTTGCATCTTTTTCAAATCTTTTCTTTCCTTCTGGTGTGTCAGGATATTTCTTTTTATCTCTATCAGCAAAAGCTTCTTTTATAGTTACACCTAAACCTAATTTTCTATTTTTATAGTTTTTTAATCTTTGTCCACCCAAGCCTTTTATTGCAGTCAATCCATAAGTAGCCACATCCATCATAGTATCAGTTACTTTTTTTGCTACTCTTTTTGTTTTTTTACTCACTTTAGGTTTTTTCATACCCATCATGGCTGGCTTCTTCATAGCCATCTTTGGCTCTTTGGTTTTCATAGCCATCATGGTTTTTTTCATACCACCCATTTTAGGCTTCTTCATCGCCATCTTAGGTTTCTTTTTCATAGAAAGCTTTGCTTTCTTTTTCATAATTTTTGCTTGAACTTCTTTTGGTAAAGAGTCAAACCCAGGATTCATCTTGGGATTTTTTGATTTCATTGCCATTGACATTTTTACTTTTTGAATGGCGTTTAACATAGGTTTTTTCATCATGACGTTTTATTTTTTACTTTTAGAACCCTTAGCGTAATTCGGGTCTTTACAATATTTACTTGCCGCCATATTTGCATACGCTGACGGGTATTTTTCAAAAGTTCTTTTTGCCCAAGCTATACCTGATGGGCATATACTTGCCTTCGGTTTTCTCATAGACATTTTACTTTTCTTTTTTGGTAGTGGACCTCCGTCTCCTCCAAACTCTTTAAAGCCGTATTTGTCTTTTAATTGTTTTTTAGAAAGCTGACCACCATACGCTTTTTGTGTATTAAGCATTGCGCCTGCAACCCCAAGGGCACCTGCCGCTGCTTTCTTCCCAAATTTTTTTAGACCAGCTTTTAAGCCTTCTTTTATTACGTTTTTTTTTGTGCTCATAATTTATCTTCCTTGTCCTCTATATTTAGTTCCGCTATAATATTTTCCTGACTTCTGATTTGTATTTCTGTTTTTACTATGAATTCCTGGTCTTTTTTTTCGAGACCGAAACACATAGGTACTTACATTTTTACGAGCCATTTGATTTTATTATATCTTTGTAGCAAAGATAAATAATTTAATCAAATATATTTTATGCCTATTATAGTACGAAACACTTCTCGTAAACATCCCGAACATGATTATTTAAAATATTGGAAAGTAATTAAGTATTGGGCTAAAAGAAAATATAATATAACAACAGGTGACTTAGAGCTTATGTTGTTTTTATATAGTGAACATTTATTTACAAAAACTAAATTTGAAGAATACAATGAGTTGATGTCTTGGAACACAAATAGGTTCTATGAACTTATAAAGAAAGGTTGGATTCACAAATGGAGAGCAAAAAAAGGAAATCAAGCTGCTTTGTATGAACTTACATTTACAGCAAAAAGAATGATAAGAAATGTTTATGCTAAATTAAATGGAGATGATATTCCAGAAAACGCCACAAACAATCCTGTGTTTAAACACGATGTCAAGTATAGAGATAAGGTATATAGAAATTACATGAAAAAAATAAACCGAGAAAATAGATTATAGTACTACTACTACATCTCTTTCTTCTATAACTGTATATGTGTTGTCTTCGATAACCATAGAATGTCCAGCTGCTTTATCAAATAATATAACATCATTTTTTTTTACAGTCTCAACATTTGTTCCTGGATTAACAACTAAGGCTTTATGATATCTAAGTGAAGACATGTCTTCATTTGATAACAAAAGTCCTGACTTTGTTTTATACTCTTCGTTTATTTTTTTTATAACTATATACTTATTTACTGCTTGCATAAGTTTTTTCTTTTGAAGAAACAACATATCCTTTGCTTTGTAAAAACTTGATAGCTTTTTCTATCTCTCTTTGTTCTTGTCTAAACTCTTCAAATATTTGATTATATATTGCCATAATAATGGTTTTTAGTTTCTATTAATTTAAATCTTTTTCCCTTCTCTATCCTTCGACTATCCTTAAAATAATTATTCAAGTCGATTGTATTTTTTTTAAATAGTTTATCTAAGAATACTTTTTGTTTGTATTCAGTTATAAAACTAATTGTTGAATCTTCTGAAATTGGTTTTAATGGATAACCTTTAATACCTTTCATTGGCTTCATGCCAAAAAATTTTCTTATATCATTCTTTAACTCTGGCATGTGTTACTATTGCATTAGTTGATAATATTGTTGCCGCCACACTACTTGAATTTATTAAAGCATTCTTTGTAACCTTCAAAGGGTCAATAACACCGAGCTTATATAAATCTCCAAACTTTTCATTTTTTACATCAAACCCATAGTTCTTTTTCTTATCATTTATTTCTGATAAAATATTTTCAGGATTGATGCCTGCATTTTCTAATATTTGTATTAGTGGTTGAACGATTGCTTCTCTTACTATATTACATGCTGTATTATAGTCAGCATCTTTACCATTACTTACTATAGTTTTAGAAGCATTATACAAAGCAAGTCCAGCACCAGCTACGATACCCTCTTCTAATGCAGAACGTACTGCACATACCGAGTCATCGACTCGGTCAAATTTTTCTTTTTGTTCTACATCAGAGTTACCACCAACGTAGATACACCCGATAGCTCCAGCTAAGCTGGCTATTCTTTCATCTATAAACTTTCTTTCTTGTGGTGTTTCAGTATTTTGTTTCTGTATTCGTAGTTCAGCTATTCTCAATAATAATTCTTCACTTGGTTCAGTATTAGTAATGAGAACAGAATTAGATTTACCTACAATTATTTTATCAGCACTTCCTAAGTCAGCTTCTGATAATGTAGATAAATCATCTCCAGTTTTTTCTGACAGATACTTTGCGCCTAATGTCAAAGCTATGTCTTGCATCAGCTCATGTTTTTTATAACCAAAGGAAGGAGTCGGTATATTACATAGCTTCAAACCATTTCTTACGACATTGGCTGCAAGTGTATTTACCACATTCGTTCCGCAGTCAGCGATTATAAGCAAGGTCTCGCTTTTTTGAATAATAGGTTTTAGTACACTTTCTATTTGAAGTATGTTATTAATGTCTTGGTCACAGACAAGCACCCTAACATTTTCTAATATACACTCGTCCTTCTTTTGATTATTTATAAATAGGTTAGATGAATATCCTCTGTCTACTTTGATACCGTTAGTTACTTCAGCAAATGTCTCATGGTTTTGAGAACGCTCCACGGTAACTATTCCATCATTACCAACTTTCTGATATGCGTCAAATATTAACTTACCTATCTCTGCATCATTGTTGGCTGATATCTTAGCAACATCTAATAGACTACTCTTTGTAATCTTCTTTGAATTTTTTTCTAAATATTTTACAACATCTTTTACAATGTTATTAATATGTCTAACCACTTGTGTGGTATTATTATTTGGTATCATATACTTAAGACCCGCCTTGACAAAGGCTTCAGCCAATACGATTGCTGTTGTTGTTCCATCACCAGCTGAGTTAGCTGTACGATTGGAAGCGTCTTTCATTATTTGTATTGCTATATTTTCTACAGGGTCATCTAAAAAAATACTACGAGCTACGGTTACTCCATCTTTAGTAATGGTCATTCCGCTAAGATGCTCGGTGCTTTCTATTATAACTGTTTGCCCGCGTGGGCCTAATGTAGATTTAACTGCGTTGGAAATCTTTTCTATTCCTGATATTAATTTTTGTCTTCCTTCAGAATCAAAATGAAGATTCTTTGGAATGTAACCTTGCTTACTCATTTTATTTAATTTAATTAGAACTTTTCAAATATACAAATTGTGACGAACATGACAAATCTTTTTTTACAAATTTACATATATATATTTTTCTTTTTTATATATATTATATTTATATTATTTTATTATTTAGTTCGTCATAGTCGTCATAAAATAAATAAGTAAATGAAAATCAAGAAGTTACACAAAAGTATATTGTCATATTATTGTCATGTTTATGACAAAAAAAAAGAGTTTCAATTAAGAAACTCTCTTTCACTCAAATCAAAACAGAACAAATAGGGAAATTTGTTTTTTAAAATTCTAACTGTCTGAAGTTCTTCTTATCTTCTGCAAGTTGAATACCTTCAGCAATTTGATTAATTTTTCTATCGTTTTTTACAGACCTTGCTATAGAAGCTGCTCTTGCAATTCCTGATTGGCTATCAGGCCTGTCGTTTATTAGCCTACCATTTCTGATGTATAGACCGTCTACATAATTATTTGAACTCATGACTTATAATTTTTATCAAAGATAATAAATTTTTATTAGATATCTGGAGGTTGAGGGTAATACCCCATTATACGATTGCCACCCCCCTAACAGAAAGTCAAAATAAAATGCACGTCAAAACAAATTTTAAAAATTTTTTGCCAGATTTTTTAGCTTTTTTGCAGGGCGTTTAAACGGGGTCAAGGTCGAGCGCGAAAGCGGGCGCGCTGTTTAAACATGGTGAGGGTCTGAGCGTTTAAACGGGGTGAGGGTTGGGGGAAGGTTTGACGTTTTTTGTTTGAAGACACAAAAAGAATTCCCCCGTTATCCCCGCCCGATATTTCAAAAGACAAAACAAAACATAAAAAAAAAGATAAAGTTATCAACAGGTTAAGGCTCTGACTATCAGCAAGTTACAAGCATTTGACATGGTGCAAGAAAATATATTTCAAAAAATAACTAAATAAATGTTTTGAATAGTCGATAATTATACTATCTTTGCTAATATTATTAACAAAATTTATACAATTATGAGACATAAAAAGTCAAAATCTAACAGAGAAACCTACTTAGAAAATGCTACGGATATACTAAGAAAGGGTCTGTTTAAACAGAAGGGATATAAGGTCCCGAAAGTTCAATTATCTGTATCATGGGCCACAAGTGGCAACAGGTCCAGACACGGCGAAGGCGTTAAGGTATTGGGCCAATGCTTTCCAACGGGTCTTTGTGATAGCGGAATTAATCAAGTAAATATTACACCTTATTTAGACGGGTCAACGTTGAAGGGTACGCTTAGAATTTTAGGCGTTCTGGTTCATGAATTAGTTCACGCCGTTGATGATTGCGTAAGCGGTCACGGGACGCCGTTTAAACGTTGCGCGGAAGCGGTAGGGTTGACGGGTAAAATGACAGCTACAACGGAAACAGAATGGTTGGAAGATTATCTAAAAGAAAACGTTATAAAGCCGTTAGGTTTATTTCCTCATGCTAAAGTAGTATCGGGCAAGCGTAAAGACAGCGTAAGGAATTTAAAAGTAAGTTGTAATTGTTGCGGGTTCAGTTTTAGAACGTCCAGAATGAACATTAATAAACTTGAGGACCACATTGATTGCCCAACGGGTTGCGGTGGACAAATGGACAACGAACAAGATTACTAATTAACACGGGGCGTTTAAACGCGCCCCTTTTATTAACTAAATTTATACAATATGATATTAAAAATCTCAAAGCCAAACAGACAAACGAAGGCACGTAAGCGCGCCAAATCAACGCGCAAAGAATGGCGTCAATTCGTTAGAGGTTTGGGGACGTTAGGGCGTCTGGAAATAGTACATTAAGCCCTAAGCGTTGGGTCGTTTAAACGGCCCAGGTTGTTTAACTAAATTTATACAATATGATATTTAAAAACTTTGAAATTAAAAACAAAAGCCGAAGCAGGCGCAACGGATTTAGCCATGATTCGACGTTATTTTTTAATGACGTGAAGATAGGCAAGGCGTCTGTTCATTGGTACAATAGAACATGGGAAACTTATAGATTCCAGACCTCAATGCGAAGGGTTGTACAAGAAATGATTGATTACAACAAGAACCAAGTTCGAAAAGTTGTGTTCCGTGACTGGAAGCGTTTAAACGATACCAGAAAAGAAGAGTTACATAATTACTTTAAACGTTGTGATTTTGGCGGATACTTTGGTCAAGACCTTCTGGACCTGCTGGAAGTAATTAAGACCAGTAACGGCGAGCCAGACCCCTTATTAAATTCAATGAAAGCTTTTATGTTAATGGGCGATTTAATGGGCGACAAGCAAAGCATAGCAGACGCGGTCAAGTACAAAGAAAGGATAGTTTTTGCGACGATGAAAAACGCGATTCCAGATTGGCAACAGCCAGATAATTGGGAGCGTTTAAACGACACGGAAAAATTAGAAGTATTAAATAAAATTCAAGAACAATGAGAAGTATAATAGTAGATAAAATATTAGATAAAAAAAGAAATTCTAAAGCAGAAGCTGAAGGGATTTCAGAATTCAAAGATAAAATTAAAATCGGGAAAACTATTCATTTTAACTGGTGGTCATTTTACGGGAGCGGGTCTAACGTCAAGCGTAAAATTGTAGACGTAACGCATGAAGGTAAACCATGCGTAAGGTTCCAAGGTTACGGGTCATGGGTGATAGAGTTTCACGAAATTGAAGATATCTATTAAGTCGTTTGGGCGACGTAAAAAAGAACATTAGGCCCAAAGCGGGACAGCGTTTAAACGTTGTCCGTTGTTTAACAAAAATTTATACTATATGAAAAACACGATTGAAAAACCACAAATGAAAACCACACCAAAGGGCAAAAGCTATTGGGGTGAAGGTGGAGCGTACGGCAAGGAGTACAGCGAATATAACGAAAAGCTGGTACCTTCAAGCGGTGACGCGCCAACGATTCACGGCGAGCTTATAAGGTGCGTTGGACGTCTTGCTTATGATTTCTATAACAATGGAAATTGTAACGTTCAAACTTACGATAGTTGGGATTGTGACGATTACGGCAACCCTACAGACGATACAGAAATATATATTCAACCTTATTATCAAAGAATGATTGATTTCATTTATCAATATTCAGACGCGCGAAAGGAGTTAAGAAGATTAGAAAATTTCTTGACCGATTTTATACACTATAGCGAACGTTGGGTATATGAGGAAAAGACACCGCTTTATAATGACCTTATTGATAAGGTAATGTATCAAGTGATTACTGAAGGGAAAGACGGGGACAAACCAAATCCAGAGTTTGGAATGGAAACGCAATACTACAAGGACAACGTTTAAACGAAGTTTAATTTAATACTATATATATGAAAAAAATACAAGCAATAATTTTAGCAGTTTCGTGGGTAGGTTTACTTACGTCTGCGGGTAGAGTTTTAATTCACATGACCGAGAGCGTCAAGACATTTGAGCAAGGCCTCACAATGTTCGCCTTCATCATGTTGATTGGAGTACTTATGTACGGAAGTTACGTGTTAATTTACCAGCTATTGAAGGAGTCGTTTGGGCGACAATAAAGAGAACGATAAGCCCAAAGCGTTGCGCCGTTTAAACGCGGTGCAGGAGTTATTAATTTAAATAAAATTTATATGAAAGTAAAAGACCTAAAAAAAATTCTTGCTGAGTTGGAGCAAGAGCATGGAAATATAGACGATTGCGACGTCAATTATAGACGTTGCGATGATTCTGAAGTGTTCAGAATAAATCATCTTGAGGAAGATTTATTTGACGCTGAGACCAACAACGTTTTAGATAGTGTTGTCTTCACAAGCAACACCGCCAGCTTGATATGGAGTCAAGATTATGTTTTGTACGATAGGGCAAACGATAGTTTGGTGAAGTTTAGTAGTGGAGATATAGTACTCTATGGAGATAAAAAAGAAGCAGAGGAAGATTGTTACGGGAACGAGGAAGTATTACATTTCGAACAATTACCAGAAACTAAACAAAAAGAAATTATCCACCAATTAGGGGGTAGCGTTTAAACGAAGTTTAATTTAAAATTTATAATTATGGCAGATATTCAAAAACCATTAACAACAGAAGAAAGATTCGAGCAAGTATCTTATTGGTATAATCAAGTTGATAGTTGTTCGCTCAGCAGTGTAGTAGACGCTTTATTTGAAGAGATTAACGAACAGATGAAAGAAGCTGAAGTTCCTGAAGAATATTATCAAGAGGTCTTCAGTTTAGTGAATGAAGATTATACTATAAGGCGTAGCTAATGCACAGAATTGAAAGACAAATAATGCACGCGGTTTATAAGGCAAGAGAGCAAAGGCGTTTAAACAGGCTCATTGCAGAAAAAAAGTCGCGTGCGTTTAAACAAGGTGAACAAATAAAAATAATATTTTAATGTACAAAGCTTGCACAATTAAAAAACATTTTGTATATTGCACCCGAATCTTAAAATTAAAAATTATGTATAGTGAAACTAAAACAAAATTATTGCAGACGAGCCCAACGTTCAGTATATCAGACGTGTTCTTTAATTACGGAGCGACAAGCTTTAGTCGATTTAATTTTTTAGAAAATGGTAAAGTCAAAACCATGAGTGCGGACCAGCGTAAACGTTGGCGAACCGATGACCAAATATTTGAAGGCGTATATGAAGACGCTGAAAAGTTCATCGAGTTCTGGGCACTTGAAGATGTTACAAATCCAATGGAGTTAGCACAAGACTTCATGGATAGATTGTAGAAGACGTTTAAACGGGCTGGTTTTGTGTATAAATTTTGTCAGTCCGTTGGTGGGTAAAAGACCTCACGAGATTAGTAGAGATTTATCTCGAACGATAGTGAGTAGGCTTTATAGGGGGTTCGAGTC